CAAATCTTTGTTTGATAACGCCTGTGTAGCAGTTGTAGTAGCAAAAGTACCGGATGTGAAATTTGTACCATCACCTAAGGCAGTGTACAATTCGTTCATCAAATTGTTGACTTTTGTTGCGCCTTCTCTTAAATTATCACCTGTTCCGTCATTTGCAACTGAACCGATACCTATTAATTGTTTAGCCATTTATTTTCCTCTTTGTACTATTTATAACAGTTTTAAACAGTTGTGTCATCAAATGTTCTGGTAGTTTTATCAAATTTAGTAACTGTGTTATCAAATGAGTCTCCACTGAATGCCGTTACAGACGGAAACGCAAAATTCATCTTAACTTGCTTACCTTGTTCATCACTAGTCATAAGCATAACTGCGTCTAAACCGTCTAAAGTTGTTTTTGTACCAAATACCTTTAATTCACTTAATGTTTTGAACGTGTTACCAGCGCCTTGAACACCAGCACCGAAAATTCTATTTGCATATGTATTGATTGAACCATATCTAGGACCAGCATATGCCCAACCTTGTGATACTTGAACACCGTTAATATTCTCTCTTTTACTTGACCTAATTGTTAAATGTACACCTTGTCTGTGTAAAGTTACGTCTCTAGTATTTGCTGAAAATCTTTCAGTAGAATTATCATTATCAATAGAACCAGCTATATAAGCATTGTTTCTCAATGAAGTACCGTCATCTACTGTTCCTAATCTTCTACCGAATATAGTAGAGAATAGAATGTTTGCAATACTAAAGAATGGGTCATCAACTGCACCAGAAACAGCACCTGTAATTGGTGTTGAAATCTGAGCATTAAGTCTAGTTGATAATTGTACTTCTCCTGTAAAGTAAAAACCAGAAGTGTGCATTGTCTTTTTAAAACTATCTCGCCATTCATTAATAGAACGACCAACTTTTAGAACGTAAGAAAAGTCTTGATAATATAAACTATCTTGTACTTTTACAGTAGTTTCTGAAATTTCTCCGTCTTCATTTAGAAAACGACCATCTGTGTCAGCAACAGATACAACATCAATTGTTGCACTTGAAGTATCAATCTTTTTAACAGTTAATTGTCCACCAGACGGTGCTGTTAATGTTTCGTTAGTTTGAAATGTTCCTGTAACATCTTGTAATCTAATTAGACCTCTATCGTTATCATATTCTGCAAGTTTACCAGAAGCACCACTTGTGCCACCTGTTATAGTTTCATTTGCTAAGAAAGAACCTGAAATATTTACGCCAACGATATTATTATAAAACGTTAGTGTTGGTGGAGAAGGAGCAAGTTGATAATCTAAACCTAATTCTACAGTTTTAATTTTAACAATTCTACCAATATTAGAACCATATAATTTTACAGAACCATTTAAACCAGTTGAACCATTAACAACAGCTGTTGGTAATTTTAAATAACCATTTCCTGGATTTGTAATATAACATTTACGAATTTGTCCAATATCTGTTCCAGTTTCTTGCATAACAGAATTACCAGCATACGTGTCGCCTCTAGTTGTTTCATCTTCATAAACTAAAGTTTCGCCGTCTTCTGCAATAACATCACCATTAACATTACTAACAAAACCAGACGCACCAAGACCTGATGTACCTGTGTCATCAAAAGTTATACTATCGCCAACCCGATAATCTCTTCCTGGATTGTCAATGATAACTTCTTCAATTTTACCTGGACCAATTTCTTCAACTTGGAAAAGTCCACCTGAACCACCACCAATAACTGAAATAGAATCTGAGGTATCATTTAGTGAACCATCATTTGTAATATTTTTATTACCTGGAATACCTGTAACAGTTGCCTTAATAAAATAGTCATCTGTGTCTGAAGCAGTACCTTGTATCTCTTCACCAATTAGAAAAGTACCAACAATACTATCTGCGTTAATTGTAAATTCTGTAACTGTATTTTGACCAATCTGAAAGATAGCAAGGTTTTCAATTGTTGCAACTGCACCTGAAGTAAAACCTGTAATCTGTCTACCAATTAAATCATTACCTTTACCTACTGTAACTTTACATCTTAATACTTTTTTAGAATCCCATTGGCCATCTGATACTCTTAAAATATTCTCTCTAGGATAAATTGTTTCTGAATTTGAATTAAATAATAGTCTAAAAAATGTTTCGTGACCTTTTGTTGTACCTTTAGCACGGTACATTGACCTAATATTCTTAATAACATTTCTTTTATTAACACCAACATCCAGATTTTCTGGTAATGTTGTAAGAAACTCGTCTCTAAATGAATTTAAGTAATTTGTAATTGCACCATCGGGGTCTCTAAACTTTAACAAGTCCATAATGTTATTAACAGGACTTGGTCTGTTTGTATTTACAATTGCATATGCATTTGATGTTTGACCAACAACTACCTCATCTTTAACAAAGTTATTTTGTGATGTTATGAATAGTCTGTTATTATTTAAGTCTTCTGCAAATACACTTGCTGTTGCATTTGAAGTTTGGCCTTTGATGACCTCTCCTCTAGTAAATTTACCGTAAGGTGTATCTTCTAAAAGAATTTTATCATCTGTATCTAATAGTGTTCTAGTAGAACCTATGCCAGAAGAGTTAAGAACAATGTTATTGATTTGACCTGTCTCTGTTTCAATTAAGAGACCGTCAGTTGCTTGAATACTTGTTACACCTAATTCAGAAGATTCTAAAAGTTGATAATATACCTTTAGAAAGTCTGCGAACTTTGGGTGGTCAGCAACAACGAATTCAGGTAACTGTGAATTAATGATTGTTGAAATTTTATCATTAAATTTTGCCATTTAACATTTCTTCTCTTTAGTAATTACTTGTTGTTGTATAACCAACACCTGCTTCAGCAGAACCACCAACAAATGTGTCAGGTTCAGCAGAAACATTTAATACGTTAGTATCAATCTCAATAATCTGGTCTCTAACAGGAACAATGTCTCTTGAATCAGGTGTTACAGTTAATTCAATTACCGTAGAAGCTGCACCTCTAATATTTGATATAGAAGAAATATTTAAAGAGTTTAGTGTGATTTGACCTGTAGCATAATTAATTGTACCTTGTGCTGATGAAGCATATGTCTTAATACCTGAAACCAAGAAATAACGTCTCACGTTACCATTGCCGTCATCATCTAAAAATTGTTCATTGTCATTTCCGTCAATTTTAAAACCTGTTGACGATAAGATACCACCAGAAGCCATATTATGACCTGCATGAGGATTATATAATGCATTTCTGAAATATATGTCATATTTCGTAGATGAATTTATAGTTGGTGTTAATGTCTTTCTTATTTTAACATTTGTAGAGTTTGATAAAATTGAATCGTCTGTATTATCAATTAATTTTGATAATTTAGAAAATCTAAACACACCATCAAATTTTTGTAACTCATCTGTGTTATATTTTTGAATAGTCGTAATAATATCTGATTTTAACGTATCTTTAGTTTTAGCAGTATTTTTTGAATCAAATTTAGCAACTGTAGTTACTAGAACAGAAGTAGTTTCTGGATCCACAATTTCTGGTCTAACTGAAGCAACATTATAAGGTTTTAACAAACTAACAATATCTAATTTAGTTTGATTAGTCAAAGTTGAACCTGAAGCTGCTTTAATAGCAATTTTAACAATACCATATTGTGGCGTTTCATCATCTTCACCACCCCAAGCACTTACTGATAATGCATTAGGATAAATTGACTTAACAATCGTTTCATAGTCTGTTGTTGTTACGGCTCTGTCTTGAGCTGCATAATGCAAAGGCGCATTAAACTTAATTGAATCTTTTGTCTCTGCCTCAGAACCACCTTGTGAAACCGAGTTAGTAAAAATTGTAACATCTGTAAAACCACCAATGTCACCTTGTAGTGAGAAAGCAGAAGCACCATTTGAAGCAGTTTTGTTAGTTACGATATATTGCATGATTACAACATTACCATCTTGTAATTTTTTACCTGTAACACCGTCACCAAAATAAATTTCATATCTTCCTGCGTCACCCTCTTGTATAAAGTAAACGTTAGAAGTATTTGATACAGAATTGTAACCACCTGCTAAAGAGAATGTTGTAAGTGTTGTATCTGTGCTTGAATTTTGTACAGATACTTTTAAAGTTGACGTATCTGCATTAGGACTTGGAACAATAAATTTTTGGTCAACGTCTGTACTATCAACTGTATATTTAAAAGTAACAAGTGAGCCTTCATAAACAGTTACATCTGAAAACTTGTAAACACCATCAACAGGTGTAATTGTAATATCTTCGTTAGTTATATATTGATAAGTTTCTCCAGAAAGAGAAGTAGTAAACACCGAACCTTTGCCCATAGTTATACTTGAGCCTGTAGCGTTATTAATTGTAATATCAATGTTTGATTTAGGTGCTCTTGGCGAACTAGGAGTATAACCTAACATTTTTGCTAAAGAAACAATATTCTTTCTAATATCAGCACTGTCTAAGTACAACTCATTAGTTGACATGTTAGCAATGTATGAAAGATAGTGTGTGTTGTAAGATAATACATCTAATAAGATAGAAAGGCCCGAACCTTCAAAATCGTAATCTTGGAATTCTGTTTGACTTTGTAAAAAAGTTTTTAGATTGATTTTAATTTGGTCAAAATCTAAATCTGATATTTTAAGTTTATGTTGTGCCATTTATTATCTCAACCTTTGTAAAAATGTTGATACTTGTTGTGGACCTGGAATACCAGTCACATAAAAATAAATATCAACAACTAATCTGTTATTATCGGGGTCATCATCTAAATGAACTGAATTTAAAGTTACTCTTGGTTCAAAGTTTGTTATGACCTCTGCAATTTTTCTTTTTATGAATACACCAGTAATAGGTGTAAAATTCTCAAATAATAATTCTCTAACGCCACAACCCATTTCAGGATGAAAAGGTCTCTCATAAAAATTAGTCTGTATTAAATTCTTTACAGACCTTTTGATAGCAACAATGTCTGTTACCGTCATTACATCATTTGTAACTGTATTACGACCAAAGTCTAAATCAATATCCTTAAATGGTCTACTGTTTCTGTTACTTGTGCTAGTGGTGCTTGAATCATATTGTGCCATACGGATATTTATAAGGTTTTACGAAGCAGTTTCTAACTAACCACAGAAAACATTTGAAGAACCTTGAATCATGTTACCGGCGTCTGCACTATCGGTATCTCTAGCCATCGCCAAACCATGAACAAAAACTGTCGTTGAACCTGCATTAACATTAGCAACGTGGTCTGGACATGGTGGCACTGGTGGATTAGGATGTGGTACTGTAGGGTCTGTTACTCTTGCAATTAATTTACTATTAGCAAAACAATCAACTTGACCTGGTGTATCAAGTGTTGTTGTACTTGTACAAGCGTGGCCTGTTGTTAAAGTATCACCTTTTCGGCTAACTGCAAGTGCTGGCATTTATTATCTTCCTAATTTGTCTTTTCTACCCCATGGCAATTGTATTGTCTCGGATAGTTGTTTTCCTTTTTTACTGATATATTCAACACCAATAAACGTGTTTTTCTTAAAATCGTCTTGTACAGATTTTACGGCTTTTGTTAAACTCATCTTTTCTACTTCTTTTTCGTCACCTTGTTCGTTCCAAAAAAAGAATTTTCTCATTTTAGGCATATATTCACTTTCTGTTAATGATACTATTTATATTAGAAATTACAACTCATTTTTCCTGCTCTCAATTCAGTTTCCGACAAATTTTCTCTATTTTCTAACGCTGATTCGCCGATTCGCTCTAAATCCGGCGAAAATTCGCAATTTTTGACTTTTCCAGAGCAGCCGGAAAGAAAAAAAATTAAAATAATTGATAAAACGTTGATTTTATTGAGCATTTTTTTTGAAAAAAGCGCCTTTTTCGCTTGCTTTCTCTATTTATCTAGTGTATAGTGTATCCATAATGATTGAGAAAGGAAACACTATGTTTAAAACACTAATCAAATACACTGAAAACGACAAAATCAAGACTTTTGACGTTGAGAATGAAGTTAACACTACTGAAAAAGCGAGTGTTGATACTACTATTAAGAATTATCTTAATAATAACTTAACAATTGCGAATCTTGTAGCAATAGAAACTTATGAGGTTGCCTAATGAGTACATTTTTTGCTTTTACATCTATAATGTCTGCAATTCTAGCAGTTGGTTCAATTGAGGATTGTAGTGGACATTGTATGGGTCAAGAAAACTGGACAATGTTCTTTTTATGCTTGACAATTATGATTATTTCTGGTATAATGGCCATATCAACGCAACAAAAGGACTAAAAATGACACTAGTAAAAAACACTGCCGAAACACTTGATGAAGGAATTAAGAATTTAATGAATGGTGCTAAACAAGATTATCACCGTTGGTCGTCTTCAGGTAAAGAAGAAATGGGTTCGTACTCACAAGAACAACTTGATAAATGGGACGATTCAATTAAAGTTAAAGAAGGACAAAAGTACATTAAGATTGTACGAGATAATTCTGTCTTTGCCTTTATCTGTAAAACTGACTTTAAACATTTTAAGATAGGTGATATATTGAAACCTGCTGGTTACAATGCACCTGCCTTAAATCAACCCCGAGGAAACGTACTTACTGGTAATTACCCTATCAGATGGACTGGACCTCTTTACTTAAAATAAGGATATATAATATTATGAATAATGTGAAAACTGAAATACAAAAAATGAACCTTGCTGAACTTAACGACCTTTCTGATTTTATATCACAAATGAAAGTGA